CCATAGGTCACCAGAGTTCTCTGGTTTGAGGATGTATGCTGTACATGTAAGACCTACACCATGATGATGTTCATCTGTATAGTCCCACTGGTAGTGTTCATTATACCATGAGTTAGATATAAAATGTGGGTATCCTTCGTACCTCCATGCTGTACGTAGGTATTCCATCTTCCGTCTTAACCATATCACATACTTAGCATTCTCTGGTAAGTTATGTGGAAACTGATTACTAGGTTGTAGTATGTTGAATAGGTCAGCAGTAGACTTACCACCTTCTTCTAGTGCTGACGTGACATCATACTTATCAACCATGTCAAACAATCCATCAGCAGTCTTAACCTGTTCTGCTGTGTCAAACTTAAAAGTATCTTTATATACAACAGGTGCTGAGATATTAATTGCTTTCATACTCAACTCCTGCTCGTATAATCTTCTCTATCTTTTCATCTAGTACTTCATTGATGAGTTCCTTTAACTCTATCTTGAGTGCGTCAGATAGAAGATTCATTTTATTCACCTTCATAGGTGGGATGGCATCACGTTGTTCTTGAACTGATTTACTACCAGTGCCTGTACCAAATGACATACCTTGTGTATTCATGTGATGATCCTCCTAGGTCCGTTGACACCTGTGCGGTGTTGATTGATTTCATATATCGCTACTGATCCTGTGTCTAGAGTGACATGTATCTCGTCACCTTGTATGAGTGCCTGTGTAGCACCTCTAGCAAAATTAGTGAGCACACCTCTGCGTGTGTGGTATAGAGAACAGATTCCGTTCTTGACTCTGACTCCTAAGCTTCCTTCAGACATGAGTAGTTCGTAAGTAATAGTTCGCGTCTCTCCTGTTGATTCTTCATGTAATCACCAGTAGATCTCATAGTATAAGTATGATCCCAATCATACGAATGCCACTCCCAAAAACGATCAACGATCTTCTTCGAGTTATTATATGATATCATAACATTACCCATTGTGTCATCCATTGTGTCAGCAAATCGGGAATGATCAAATCCTTTATGTAGTTTTCCCTTCTCACCATATAGATTATCTTTGATACTGTATGGAGGATCAACATAGAAGAATGTATTATCAGCACATGATAGTGTGCCAATTCTACCTAGACAATCTTCTACTAGATCACCATAGTCTAAGCATGTGATCTTCCAATCACGTATCAGTTCACAGTAGGCAGGAAGTTTACAGATACCACGCATTGTCCAGTTGTTATCTGATGCTTGAGGAGAGAAAGATGATGACTCAGTTAGACCTGAGAAACTACACTTATTAATAACATAAAACTTTACTGCTCTCTCTAGATCATCACCATCCCTGATACTATCCTTGTAGTCATTGAATAGTTCTCTTGCCTTATCAGGTGTACCATATTCATTCTTTAGATCTTTTATATCTCCTGTTAACTCTTCTCCATTCTGTTGTAGTTGAACCCAAAAATTAAATAATGGTTCATAACAATCATTGACCCAGATGGGTAGATCTGGATACTGTTTTGTCATAGCGATAGCAAAACTACCACCACCTAGAAAAGGTTCACGAAACTCTGTGATATCCTTTGGTAGGAACTGGAATAGTTTTTGTACTGCTCTTGACTTACCGCCAGGATAACGCAGTGGTGTCTTCAATGATTTCATAAGTAAGTTGCGACTAAAACGACACGTCTTGTACCGTTAATGGGTTGCTCAATACTATGGAACCCATCAAATATTATTATATCATCTTCTTGTGGTTTGTGCGAACTACCTTCAACATTTGTAGCACCACCTTCAAATTGATTGAGGTATACTACTATATTATTTGTCTCAAAATTATGATCCATATGTAAAGGTGTAGTGTACCCATCAGTATAGTGTGTAGCGTTTACATTGATCCTAAGTACACTCTTAACCTTGATTTCATTTGCCATAAAGATTTCTAAGAGAACCTTATTAGCAATGTTTAACCATTCTGATTGCTGTGTAGGCATGAGTGACTCTTCAAAACCAGGTCTTGCCAGTATGGTGTGACTATAGTACGCAGGACTAGCACCATCACCTTTAAAATAATTCCAAGGGAATGCCATGCTATTGACATCACTCTTGAACCTACGATAGGTTTGTGTTAGTGGATTATCTATTATTTGAATTGACATTCTACCATGATCTCCGTGAGTGCTGCTAGTAGATTGATCTCTTGATCAGCAACAAATGCTATTTGATACTGATACTTTGCGATGACCAATACAGCAGAGGGTATACTACTTGGTAACAACTTAGCATACAGTGTGTCATACAAGTTGCGTAGTATAAGGTTAGGATCATTGTCTAGATTATCAACGACCCACTGCCTGACATTACCATAGTCCTTCCGTGATAAAAAGTCAACTAACTTATCAACGTTAGTGTCTACCATGGCAGCAAGGATACCTGTGTCAATACTTCCAGAGGTAGAATATCTCTGTAGTTCATTAAGCACACGTCTCCAGTCTGGGAAGTATCTTTGAATCAGTTCTGCTACAACTTTCTTATCATATGTCACCTTCTCTTCTTCTAATATATTATTCAACCTACCAAAGAATGATGCCATGATCTGTTGCTTCTCATTCTTTTGGATCTGAAAATCTATACAACTACACCTTGAGTGTATAGGTTCTATTATCTTATTCTTAAAGTTACAAGTGAATATGAACGAACAAGTCTTATGAAATTCCTCAATGAATCCACGGAGGAGAAGTTGTACGTCGTGGGTGGTATTGTCTGCCTCATCAATAATAATGACCTTTCGTGAGGATCCACCCAAGATGGAAACAGTTGATGCAAAGTTTTTCGCTTGACTCCTGACGGTATCAAGGAACCTGCCTTCGTCAGATCCGTTAATAACATATGAATCTACTCCTAATTGTTTACATAATGCCTTGGCAACAGTAGTCTTACCGATACCCGCTGTCCCAGATAGTAATAGATTAGGTACCTGACCCTGCTCTACTATCTGTTGGAATGTATCCTTGATCCTTGAGGGCAAGATACAATCTTCAATCTTCTGTGGACGATACTTCTCGACCCATAGAAATTCTTTCATGATAAAACTGTGTTAATTAAAATCCGAGTCTGATGCTCAGAGGGGGAGTATCCTGTATGGAGATAGTTCCCATCAAATAGTACCATACGTCCTGCCTTCGGAGCAATAGTCTCCTTGATAGGTAGGTTACCTGTGTCACAATATTCTTTCGCCCACTTAGTTTTGTGGTCATAGATTACTGTGTCCCCATCACTATCATTAACATATACTATACACGCTACGTGCGGTTGATCTATGTCGATGTGAGGTGGGTGTAGGTATCTGTCATGTAGAACTGTCATGTCTAGTCTACACCTTAGAATGTGATCTGCCTTTGCTATATCTTTGATACGATATATCAAAGGTTTGATCAGTGTTGCTATAGGTGTCTCTTCAAACTTATCAGGTTGCCATGGTGGTAGTAGACCAATAGAAAACCCGAAGTCTTCTATCAAGGCATCATCATATTTCTCAAGAGACTGTGACCCTTGAAAGTACCATGGGGTACTAGCAGGATCACACGCACTTTGTATGTCTTCTAAGTATGAAGGCGATACGAAATCATCGTATACCGCTAGATCAATTTTCCTCATAGGATGAGTCAGGTTCTAGAGCGATAAGGTAGACAACTCCATCGGAGGACACCCATTGACTAGCACCAGATTTACTGATCCTTACATTGTAACCTGTGTTAGCGTTACTATAATCTAACTTGTAGATGTTCTCTGACTTCAACTCAAAAGAGAATGTAGCATCGGTGCTACCTACTGCTATAGAGTATGTGTTAGATGATGCGTTCTCTCTGTCTCTGATCTCAACAGATACAGTACCATCCCTACCTACGATAGCAATGTCTTCTAGGTGACCATAGATTGATAGAGCAGTTCTAATCCTGTTAAGGTCAGAGATGTCTAAATCAAACTCACATTCAATACTAGGTAGTACAGGAAACTTCTCAGGAGGTTGCTGTACGATAGAAGGATCAGCAAAGAAATACTTTGCCTGTGTTCTGTTTGTTCTCACTGTAACGAATGCTTGATTGTCAAAGATGAGATCTCCTTGATTGTCAGTAAGACTCATTACCTTTAAGAACTCATCTAGATCATAGATGGCAAAGTCTTGTGGAAATGTTTCTTCTATTGTTTTCTTAGCAAGAACATTCTTTTGGATTGAGAGAGAAGATAGTTCATTACCTTCTTTAAATTGGATCGACCTATTAATCTTTGACAGGTTGGTCAAGATCCTGATGGTGCGATCAGAAAGTTTCATAGGGTTCAGTGTCTTCACGTTGTTTTTCTGTAAAATGATATAGGAGTACGCAATAATGAATTGCTTTTAGAATATCCCTGCTAGGGAATCCCTTCTTATCGTATCGAGACAAATACTTAATAGCATTTGAACGACAGAAGGCAGGGGCATCACCCACTGCTTCGATAAGGTCTAGAGTCTGGACGTTGGTCTTCTTTGAGGTATAGTGACCTTGGTAGGTGCTAGTGATATACTCTAAAGCTTCCTTCAGTGCTAGATCCTCATCGTATTTACAACGTAGGGTATTGTCGTTAATACCCATTGTTGTATGTTGTATGCTCTCG